TTTCAATTTTTGAAGAGTTCCTAAAAGTCACAAAGAAATCTCTTGTCTTATTACCCTGTTTAATAGGTACTCTATATGTTCTTTCTTTACCACCCTCAGTATCTTTATAAGATCCAGTAGTAGTACCATCCTTTTTAACTGCTGCTGTACCTGGTTTTAATTTCTTCCAAGGTGACGAAGCACTAGTTGTAATCCAATTAAAGTTCTCTTTGTTGCATTTCACACGCCAAGTTAATGGGTTGCTAGTTGCCCCCAAAGTAAAAGGTTTCTGTTGCGAAGGTAAATTATAATCTTCATCAGCAATCATTCCTCCACGAGGAACTGGTACTCCCTTTAAGGTATCCAAAAACATCTTACTGAGATTAGGATCCCAAGTTCGTGCTTTCTTAACTATGTTACCATTTCGTAGGGAATACCAGACCTTCGCCATCTCTCTAATACTTTCTAAGTATTTAGAGGTCGTCTATGCGTCTGTTCTCTGAGAAGTATGAATTAAAATGTCCTTCTGGATAACGAGCAGCAAGTTTAGTAATGTTCTGAGCAATGACATCATCAAGAGATACATCAAGTGCCATACATGCTTGTGCAACATACCATAGTACATCACCAAGTTCAATCTTCAAATGGTTAATACTTGCTTCATCATAAGGTTTACCTTGGAAGGTAATCTTCTTAACAATCTCCAAGAACTCTCCACCTTCTGCACTGATACCAACAGCAGCAGTTAATAAACGCTCTAACTTACATCCTTCAGCTTGAAGTTGTGCAGTACGAGCAATGAACTGAGAAGAAACCTTAGACTCATCACTGGTAACAGCATCAACAAACCTAAGATATTCTAACCACTTAGGATTATCTACTCTAGCTTTAACAGGAGCAGGAGTCTCAGGTGTAATAGTTACAGGTTGTTGTGCAGCCTGTGGTGCTTGTTGAGGTTGAACTGTAGTAGGATCAGTTGCTCTAGGAGGTGTTGGATTAGGATTTGTATTCGCAACACTTCCTAACTGAGCATCAGTTGGATTATCTGGATCATCTCTCCACCCTTCTGTTCCAGCATCACCTGGTTCTGCATCCCAAAACTCCTTAGGACGATTTGGTCTTTTAAGTTGTGGTGTTGGTTTCTGAGGTTGAGTGAAATCGTTATCAGAAATTGCACTTGAATAAGTAGGCATGATTAATTTACTGGCTTAGTTTGCTTAGGATGATAGTTGTGTATCCTATCTAGGTAGAGAAACTCCCATGCAAAAGAAACATCTTCTAGTTTCTCATCTGGAAAGTCCACATCATCTAGCGATGTATTTAGGAATCCAGCAATGGTTATCCTATCATGATCTATAAACCAGTTATCTTTCATATACAAGTTATGAAAAAGAGAACTGGGATAAGCTGTAATGCTATTATAGCACATAGTATGAACATGTTCAAGCTTCCAAGGATCATAGTCCTCTATCTGGAACCAAGTAGCATCTTGAGATAAAGTCTTTTCCATAGTCTTATGGAACTTCTTTTCAAGATTTCTATCATGCCAATCAAATTCAAACCTAGATCTCTTTCCATTAAAACTCCAGAAACCAGTCTTAACATTCTCTGACTTGGTAAGATTAATATTATAAGCAAGTGCTGGTTGCCATTCATCAGTATTCTCTAGATCTGTATGGGGAAATGTGCATTCCAAATTAGGAAGTTTCATATTTCCATTAACACAGTTACCATTCATAGACCAAGTATGAATATACTTTAGACCTAACAAAGAAGCAAGTGCTTTTGCTATAGGCATACCAAACCAATTAGCAATCTCTGGATTAATAAGAGCACTCAAACCTGGTCTAATACAACTAGATGGCTCACCAAAGAATGATGTATCCCACCAATAACCATTGCGAAAGAACTCTTCAACTCTATCAGGAAATTTCCAAAAGTCATTAGCAACTAGGATGGGTGTATTATTATCCATCCTAAATTCAAACTTAAGATTATTAACTACAGATATCTCACTCCATAGTCTAGAAGCATTATTCATTAAACTGTAATGCAGCAAACTTATTTTTCATATCTAAAAACTTTGTCATAGTTGGTTCTTCCTGTCCACTATCCACTAACTCTCCACCTGCATCTTGAGCACAATCATACAGTCTCATCTTAGCACGATCTATACCAACAACAAATCTCTTATTAAGAGTAGGATCATTATACCTGTTCTTCAATTGCTTAACCATTATCTGATTTAATCCCTCTAACTCATCAGTAGAAATAAGAGCAAACATAAGGTCAGCAGTGGCAGGTAACCCGAAGGATTCAGATGTGTCAGTAAGGTCAACATCACTATTACCATAACCACTACGAGTGGTCTGGGTAGCCGAGACAATAGGAAGATTAAACTCCACCGCAAGACCTCGTAACTCTTCCGCAATAGCCTTAATGTATGAGTACGAATTGACCGACCCAAGTTTGTTATATCTTGACGATGCACAGATATTCAAATAGTCTATAAACAGTATATCAGGTTTAAAGGATTTTTTCAACAGCAGTTCATTAAGTAATGCTTTGAAATGTCCTGAGTGAGCAGAAGCAGTAGGATACTCCTTGATAATAAGATTACCCTGAGTCTTCTTTGCTATGCCAGTAACCTTATTCTCAAATAGAACACGAGGAAGATCACTTATATCTTTAATATTGACATCAAGTAGATTAGCATCGATCCTCTCCGCAATCTTCTCCTCTGCCATTTCGAGCGTGATGTAGAGAACATTTTTTCCTTGGAGCAACACACTGCTTGCCACATGACACATGAATAAAGACTTTCCAACCCCTGTGCCAGCAAGAGCAATGTTGAGAGTCTTATTCGGTAGACCTCCTTTCGTAATCCTGTTAAAAAATTCAAGGTCGAACGGGATCTTATCTTCTTTCTTATGGTACGATTCGTATCTTTGTTCATAGTCTTCAAGATAATCATGACCTATATGATTATCAAACGAAACTGCTAATGCATCAGATAGAATAGAAGGAATAGAATCTCTACCTTTATTTTCATCTTGACCATCAGCAATCTTAATCGATGACATCAATGCCAAATATATAGCACGATCCCTACACCACTTTTCAGTAGCATCAAGTAACCATTCATCATTTATATCTGTCTGTTCTAAAGAAGGAATGATCTGACTGATCTCCTTATACTCATCTTCTGTTAGATCATCTCTATTCTGAACTTCAATCTGCAATACTTCAGTGGTTAAGAGTTTATTATATTTCGCAATGAAATCAATAATCTCCTGACATATTACAGACTCTACTCTTATATCAAAGTAATCAAGGTTAAGAAATGGAATAACCTTTCTAGCATAGTCTTCATTGTGAATGAGATTCCTAAGAATCGATAGTTCAATTCGTTCCATAATTAAATTGTTTGTTAGCAATCTCATCTAGAGCTTGCATAACTTCAGGGGTAAAGTACTTTTCAGGGTTCTTGTATACTTCTTTAGCATACACTTTCTTGCCACCGATCTCATAGCGACCAGCGACATTCTTCCAAAGTTCCCCAAGTTCTCCTAATTCTAGCAGACCATAGTACTTATCAAGTCCTCGGTCATCGTAGAAGAGACGAACTGTAACTTCTTTATTCTCTTTGCTTAGACGAGACTTGACTGTCTTAGCTTTGACAAGATTTCCGATGACATCTTTACCGTCTTTCTCTTTCTTTTTCGTGAGGTAAATGATCGTACTAGAAGCGTACTTAAGGCCGCTACCGCCGCCCATCTCTTTAGTTGGTACATAGGCTCCAATGACATCATAAGTGTGATTTGTAACTATCATAGGTATGTTAGCCTGCCCAAGCTTCAATGTCAACATTCTAAAAGCACCCTTAACAAGTTGTGATTTAGTCATGTCACGAACTTGTTTGTCTTCTAGAGCATCATTAATTTCTTTCTCGGTGGACAACATCCCTAACGAGTCTAACACAAACATACAAGGTTTGCGTTCCTCTGTTTTGGTCTTAAGATATATATCAACTGCCTTAAGTGCCTTGCTCCTAAACTGTTCAATGGTTACTACATTAACAACAACTAAACGAGATGTATCAACTCCTCTATCTTCAAGGAGAGACTTTGTGATAGCGGATTCGGTATCAAAATATAAGCAGTAAGCGTCAGGATTACTATCCAGAAAATTTTTAACGACAGCGAGAGAGAAGAAAGTTTTTCCAGTGCTACTTTCACCAGCAATAGCAGTAATCTTGTTGCTAGATACACCACCAAATAT